TAACATTTAGAGCTTTTGCAACTCTGATGTCTACTTCCAATGGTTCACTGGAGATCTTCTTTGAAATGTTGTAAGATTTTCTATAAAATCTGATTCTTTTCAAGATCCCAGCCATCATTTTTTTGCTTCTTGGAGTGCTAATTTTGGCTTGTGAAGCTAAGGAACATCTCATTTGTCCTAAATATTTGCAGAATAAACCTGGTAATTCATGTAAAATTGATTCTCCCACATAAGCTGTATGCATCCAAGCAGGCATATAACTCAGTTCTCCTGAATATCTATGAAAGTTTGAATGTGTAATAGCTTTTCTTGGGTCTCTCAATATAACCAGTTTGTCTTCACTTTCTGAATAGAAACTCATTTTTGAACAAAAGTCTATGTCCCATTTGCTTCTAATTGAAAATTCTGTAATACATTGGCCGAGTCCATGATGCTTTTCTTTCTTGTCTTTTGACATCCATCTAAGATATCCATCTTCAAGAATTTTAGCATTTTCTTCACTCATCCACATCACTGAGTCATCGCCACTAACATACACAAATGCTTCTTCATCTGTGTCTTCAAAGAATATTCTAGTTCTAATTCCTAGTTTATATAGTATGAAGTTCCAATATAAAATCACTCTCAGAGTGTTGCCAAGTGTTGTTCGAGTAGGAGATCCACTAAATGTAGTACCTTTGACATGATTAACAAGAGTTAATTTTTTGTCAATTCTTGCGGTCAATTTTGCAGTTCTCTCAAAAAGAGGTACTGTAATTACCGATTTCACTGCATTTAAATTGTACTTATAATTGATCAGAGTCTTTTCGATCCATAGCTCTTCAATGAGCATTTCGAAAAAGACAACGTCAATGCATTTTATCAATTCCCAATGTTGGTGTCCATCATGATTAGAACCATCTGTGCACACACATACTATGAAACCAGTTAACCTCAACACATTGAGAGTGATTTTAGTAGCCATCGAGCCACAACTTTCAGAATGACAGAATCCTGGTAGGACTAGCTTCAGTACTCTCAATAGAGGTTTTTGCATTAAAGTGAGAAGACCACAACCGGCTTCACCTTTTGGTACAAAAATTAATCTCTGTCGATCAGACATAAAAGCATATCCAGCAAGATACATGCTCATTTCTCTTTCAGTCATGTTGTATTTCTCTCCAACTTTCACCATGGCAGTATACTTATGATCTCTTTTGTCATATAGATCAAATTCCGATCTAGAGAGAGTCTTCACACTCATTCCTCTATAACTCTTTTTCTTATTAGAAGACCACCCTTCACAATTTGCGAGTTCGGTGTCTATATCTAATATGAGTAAATCTTCATGCAACATGATAAGTCTAACTATTTCTTTTAGAATGACTTTTGACCAAGCTGCAAACTCTGGTATCGTTTTCTTGATATCAGGCTGAAGTTTTGTATGGAGTTGTCGAGTGAATAAAGCATGTAGCATACCTATAGGACTTTTGTCGTGCTCATAAGCAATTAGAGCCAGCCCATTTTTTATTATAGTCAATCCTGTAAATGTGGCATGTTTGCATTCGGTCATTTTGTTCTTCAAAAGATCGTATTTGCATCTGACATATTCTTTCCAGTATGGAACTGAGGAGACTATTTTTGATAGACTGTGATTTCCTTCAAGACTAGCCCTGAAAGATTTTGTCACTAGCCAATAGGATGGGTTGCTTCCCATTCCTTCTAAACCCATTGTGTATTCTACAATGGTAATCCCTTTTGAAATTGCATATCTGAACAAACATAAAATAGCCATATATTTTCCTATATGGAATATTGAATGTATTATCACAGCTTGGCTGATAGTAACTTGGAAGAATTCTTTGCATTTAATTTTGAAACAAAGCACTTCATGTTTTCTACAGTTTTCCACTGGAA